ACAAGTGTGTTTGTGTAGTCTACTGTTGAGACAAGGTTATAAGCACCACTATTAGATGATACGTTAGCAGAGTCCCTAAGCAATTTAACTAAAACAGCGTTATTTGCTACAGTGTTAGCTACAACACCATCGCTGATGATAACATTTGCTACATTGTTAGTGTATCCAACAGAACTGATAAGATTATAAGCACCAGAGTTAGCAGATACGTTGGATGAGTCTCTGAGTAACTTTACTAGTACTGTGTTGTTAGCTACAGTGTTTGCAACCACACCGTTATTTTGTATCGTAGTAACAAGTGTGTTAGTATAGTCAACAGTTGAAAGAAGATTATATGCACCAGAATTAGACGATACGTTAGCTGAATCTCTTAGTAGTGTAACCAAAACAGAGTTGTTTGCAACAGTGTTCGCGATTATACCATTGTTCTGTATCGTGGTTACGAGTGTATTGCTATAATCACTGGTTGCAACAAGATTATAAGCACCAGAGTTAGCAGATACGTTAGATGAATCTCTGAGTAGCTTTACTAGCACTGCATTGTTAGCAACTGTATTTGCTACAACACCATTGTTTTGAATTGTAGTTACTAAAGTATCACTGTAAGCACTAGTTGATAATAGATTATAAGCACCGCTATTAGATGATACGTTAGCAGAATCTCTCAACAGTGTAACCAAAACAGAGTTATTGGCAACAACATTTGCTGTTCTACCGTCAACTATTATAAGATTGGCCACGTTACTTACATAGCCAGCATTGTATACTATGTTTGTTGTGATTGTATTAGAATTAGTGTTTGAGTTTCTGTACAACTGATTCAATACAGTTGTGTTGGCAATTACATTGTTGGCAAGATTACCTGATGTAACAACAGCATCAATGATGACATTATTGAATTGAGTGTTTGCCACTAGTATTGCAGCAGAAATATTTGCCGCAGTAAACGATGCTGCATTAGTGGTATTGTATGCACTAACAGCCAGCTGGTTTGTTTCATCATACTGAACAATTAACTGATTTGTTGTTACCATCCACTGGTAAAATGTATCCGATAATGATACGTTGGCAATAGTCATTTATTTAACGCCTTTATTAATAGTTCTTTTATCTCTGCCATATCTCTCTTCAGTTGTTCCACGTCAGAACTCACATCATTCATCTTTCTCATTCTAGCTTTGTTAGCTTTATAGTTTTGTAGAGCTTCGTTATCTTTATTTATAAGATACCCCTGTTCGGTACGATATATGCCTTGAACGTCTGTTTTGATATCCATGTTTTCCTCATGCTTGTAGTGATATCACACGAAGATCGGCAACTCTTGGAACGATAGCACTATTGATCGGATTAGTTGTGTTCTCTGGTCCACCAAGAAGACCAATCTTGATCTGATATGATCTGTATCCTGTGAACAGTGTACCTTGAGTATTTCTATACTGGAATATGTTCAGAGAGCTTCCGCTTTGAGCATAGTTGTTTCCTGTTAGATACTGCGGAGGAATTACGTAGTTGAATTCCTTAAAATCATTTCTATTAACAAGAGATGAATAGATTGTGTCATCAGCCTTATTAAGTTCAATCCATGGAAGAGTATCAAACGTATCTGAATCTTCATTGTTACGTGGCTTAAACCAAATCTTGATATCTGTAGAAGGTGGTCTATATGCTGTGATGATTACACGAATATCTTCAGCATCTTGCCCTTCTGCAAGAACAACAGGCTTTGAAATATACTTGTTGATCAGCTTACCACTATCCACGCTTTTTACATTGTAGAGACCGGTTACTGTAGCACTTACTGTGTTACCTGTATTCTTGGAAGACATATCACTATTGTAAGCAATGACTAGTTCATTGTTGAAGAAACCATTTGCTGACATAATGTAGTTGCTACCGTCAACAGCTTCTACTATCAGATTTGCACCTGAGTTTGAACCGACAAGTCTATCTGTCACGTTGATCGTACCGTTTGCTGCGGTTGTCAATGACAGAGTAAGCTTGTTAACAGCACTTTCAGCCTTTGTATTTGCATTGATAAGGTTGTCCACAATGACCGACTGCGTTCTACCTAGGTCAACTACAGGAGATAGATAGTTTGTTGATGATGACAAGCTAATTCTTACATTGCTTGAACGCCCACCAGATAGTGCATCTTTTTCAATTGACTTTGATAGAATAACTTTTTCATTATCAAACTCATAGTTTTGACTATCATTGATGCTTACATAGCTTTCAACTTCTAGTGTGTTATTAGCTACAGTTTGCAATTCAAATCCGACTGTTGTCTTATTGAACTTGATATAGCTAGGTTCAAAGTCTAACAGTGAATAACGCTGATTTGCAATCGCATCAACTGTTGCTGTTATACCTGTTGCCACACCTCTGATAGAATCTCCAGGGTAAAAGTTTCCGCTAGAATTTACAAACTCTACTTCATTTATTCCTTCATAGTTTTTATATCCATACAGCACTGCCTGCCCAGTTCTTTTTAGAGTGACGAGTGAGTTTGATGCATAAAATGTACCATTTGAGTTTGCAAGTCTAACTCGCTCACCTTGAGTATAGAGATTATTTGCGACAGCATATACTGAACCGCTGATGCTGATAATTGCAGCATTTGCTCCAGAGCTTACACCAATCAATCTATCACCAACGATAAGCGGATTACCATCACCTCTGTTTGATGTATTACCTGTGAGTGTTAGTCTATCTGTACCAATGAAACGCTCACCGTTTTTTACGACTGCTGAACTTAGATTTCCAAGCACAGCACGCTCAATAGGTTTGTTACCAATGATAGCTTGCCCTGTTACACCTGTTGTGAACTGTGCGCGATAGAACTTGATAAACAAGTCAATATCAGGTACCATATCCCAGTTCAGATTGTTATTTGTTGTATAGAAAGTACCAGTCAACGGTCTAGCATTAACTTTTCTACCTGTCTTCACATCTGTTTCACCTAGTCTAGATACCCAGAAATATGTGTCTGGATTTAGACCGACTGTGTGAATGATGAACGCATACTGTGTATCGTTATATAAGAACACAGGTGCAGGGAATGTAATAGTTGTTCCATTGGTGCCATTTCTCACATCTGCTGCTGATGCGACATTCATCTGTGCAGGTGTCAACCATACTTCAGAGAATGGAACTTGAGTTCTGGTAACACCACCAGCATTGTCCATCTCACGAACTTCAACCCATACGCCAAGTGTAGGATGCTTCGCAGCAAACCAAAGATCAACTTTGGTTAGGAATACACCTTCTTCACCTTCTGGTGCTTTTGGAATAAATGAGTAACCAGAACATGAAATATTATTAACATAGTATACCTTTGTCTGGTCAACTGTTTCTGATAGAGGTTTTGTTGTCACTGAAACTGAGCGAGTTGTCAGAAGTGTATTTTGCTTCTGCTCTACTAGACCAGCGGCAACATATTCTTTCTTAGCATAGCTTGATGCGTCAGCAGCATTTGTTGGGCTGTCTGTTACGATAAGTTCTCTTGAACCCATTCTGAAGATGCCAGATGGTATTGTTAGATTGAACCAGATTTCACCATTTGCATCTGATTTTAGTTCTGCGCCTAAAGCATTTGTATATTTTGTTAAGACTGTATTTTCAATGTTTGCAACTTCAGCATTGAACTCGCTTTGTGTCAGAGGTCTAACATATGATGTTGTACCGGTATTTGTCATGTTCTCACCATCAAAGAACACAAAGTATTTGGTATTAGCTTTAAGNCCTTTACCATTTACCTGTATTGTTCTAGGGCGAATATATGGCTTCAGTGAAACATCAAGTAACTTTGATCCAATTGTTTCTGTTGTTTCGCTTAGTCTTGTTGTNGTCTCTACACCAGTTCTAGTTGTCTTTGAAAGTTCAGTGATTTTATAGTCATTAGAACTTACTGTTGTTAGAGAGGCAACAATACCGTTGCCTGTTGCAGGATCACTTACATATTTTGTAGGTGATCCAGTAAATGTCTGTGGTGTGCCCCAAATCTTTGGATCGTTAGGATCACCGGTACCAGCACTCTTACCGCCATATTGTGCTTTCTGTGCAGTCTGCCCAACAATACTTGATTGCCATGCATTCCATGTTGTAGTTGTGCCTTGTTTAATAGTACGAGGATCTGGTCCAGAGAATATCTGTTCGTCAGGAAGAGTTTCGGTATCGCTCCAAACGTCAGTGTCTGGATATAGATAAAGATTACCTATGAAGCGATATGATGACAACTCAATGTTTCTAAAAGTTGTAACTCTTGGTTGATCAATCAATACTGTGTGAGTATAAGGTAATGTTATCAGATCACCTGTACGAACAAGATTTGTATTGGCCAACAGATCATAGTCAATAGAGTGCATTGTATACTGAGGGCGAATTGATAATTCTTTTGGATCTACAACTATCTTATACTCAGCATTTGTGATATCACCGTTATAATGATCGTTGAAAGGATCAACAAAGATACCGTTCTTGAATCTTTCAAGACCGTTTTCATCTCTGATCTTTAAATCAGTTGCAGCCTTTTCAAGAAGATTCAAGCTTGTATAGTATTCAAGATTGACAATTCTTTCCTTAAGAACGTTGATGTCGCGCATTGTGAAGCGAATGTTTGTTGTCTTCTGTGCGTTACATGCTAAATCTCTACGGCGAATTGCCTGCCCATAGTTTGGTGCAAGAGAAGGATATGGAGCAATGTAAAGATTTGCTAGAGACATTGCATTTGCTGGAATATCTGGTGTCACAGGTGATGAACTTGGTACACCCTTGATTACTGAAATGACACCGTTCTTGTCAATCACCACAACATCTCGTCTTGGAAGATAGTATGAGAAGTCGTAAGACATTTGAGATGAAGGCACAGGTAATCTGAAACCGTTCGTATCAGAAATGAATGTAGATGATACTGATGGATTCTCAGTTGCATCAGCAATTACCATAGTCGTAGATACTCCAGGATCATATGCTGTGCTTGTTTTGACTTGTCTGAAGTCAATGTAATTTCTCAGATCATACTGTGTTCCATTCGCAGGAGAAGTATAAATTGGTATATTTTCTGTTCTTATTGTTCTTGCTGCCGGAGAATTGTCATCATCAATTGGATATGATTCCACTGAGAAGTAACCAAAACCAGGATTTGTTGTTGGTACAAAATAATCCAACTGAACAAGAAGTCTGTCATTTGAACTCAATGCAACATTTGGTTTAATGCTACCGTGTTCATAGTACATATCACGTTGACCATTATTAACGGTAAATAGTGATGTTACATCTGTACCATCTGACAGACTTGTAGGATAGCTACCTGACTTTTTGATGATCTTTCTAACGCGGTAGATATCTGCAAAACCTAGATTGAACGGACCAATAGTTCCTGCTGTTGAACAGTTGATCTTGACATATCTCTCTTCAGAAAGATTTTTTGTTACTTCAGCACTATTTGGGCGAACAACCTGATAAGTAACCTTACCTGTAATGCTTGTTGGATATATTTCTTTGAGATCAAATGAAAGCTGAGTTGGTGTAGACGAAACAACTCTTTCAAGACCTGTATTGCCTTTAGTTGTCAGATCAATAACATCGCCCGCTTTGTAGACTTTATTGTATGTATTTCCTGTTACGCCTGATGAGTACACATTTTCCGTAAGTCTGAGTCTTAGATTGGTTTCAATTGCAGCGATGTAATATGTATTGGCAATACCTTGAATTTCAATCTTGTCACCAGCATTGTACTTCAAGAATTCTGTGCTTGATCCTGTAAGAATGTCGGAGCCAGATGACACGTTCACTGTACCAGGCCCTGCGATATTTACATTACTGTCAAGAGTTAATATGATTTCTCTCTTATCTGAATCGGAAAGCCCAGATGATGTTCCATATGGAAGAGTTTCACCTAAAGCACTTGTACCAAGTGTAAGTGTTACAGTGCCAGATGTTGTAATAGGAGAGACAGCGGTTGTTCTCTTGAAATTAAATGTTGTTCTTGGATTGTCTGAAGAATCTTTAATGTCTTTTACAGCATAAGAACCAACAGGATACAATAGCGTTGATGTAGCTACATCTCTGAGAGTTGTGACTGTTTCATTTACTGTAAGAGAAATATCACCTCCCATTCCAGTTGTAGGAGCGTAAACACTTCTTACATTAGCAAATGAATTTGTGCCATTCATTCTTAAGTCTGTCAGATAAAGATCAATTTCACCACTTGGTGTGCCTAGAATACCAGAATTGTATTCGTAAGACAGCATTCTAGCTGTACCAATTGAATTACCTGTTGGAGAACCTGAGAAAAGTTTGTTTGTAAGTCTCTTCTCTGCTTTATCATATAGAACAACCTGCAAGCCCTTGTCGTGATCTAGATAACCAGTAAACTCGTTTAGAGTAACATAGCTGCCCATTGATGCGCTTGTAATCTGCCCTGCAACACTCTTAGATGTTAGACCTTTTTCAAGGGTTACATACTCTGTTACAAGCTTATTGATTTCATAACCCTTAACATAGCCAGTACCTGGTTCTACACCAACAGAAAGATATTCGTTATTGCCTGTTACAAGAAGACCGCCATTGTTTGCAATGTCCAAGTTTTCACGAAGACGAACACCTAGACCATAAACGTAGTAGTCTCCTGATTCATCAAACTTCTGCTTTGCCATTTCATCGCGAAGAATGTTGTAAACAGGTCTATCATAGATTTCTGTAACAATACCATCACGAATAGAGAATAGTTGAACAAAGTCTGGATTGTCAATATTTTCATCTAGACCATATGTCTGTAAAGTAACATCTAGTTGTAGTCTATCTGCACCTGGTGCTGAGTAGTTAGATGATTCTAAAGCAGGATCAAGAAGACTTGAGTCTTGACTTGCTGAGATAATTTTTTCTGTGAGTACAAAACCTACGACACCTGAGAAGCTTTGTGAGTATGGAGCAAGAACGATAGATGTTGTTGGGAAGTATACGAAATGCTCTTTAGCGAAAAGTACACCTTGCTCAATAACAAATCTTGTGCCTTTGCCTGTTGCGCTATTTGCTCCACTAGGAACGCTGCTAACAACGATAAGCTTACCTACATTTGTTGTGAGAACATCACCAGTTTGGAAAGTAACAATATCAGCGTTTGATGTCGCTGAGTTTCTATATGTTACGAACAATGTCTTTGTGTTTGCTAATGTTTCTGTACCATCCACAACGTCTTCAATGTATGCTTCAAGCCCGTTAACTTCGTTTGTGGCCAGTAATTTCTTATAGTCTGTGATAGTAATTGCGTCATTTGAATCATCAACGTCACGAACTTTTACATAAGCTACGTCTTTTTCAATATTGAATTTGCCTGGAAGAACAATAGAACCTTCTCTAAAGACATGCTTACCAAAGCGATCAATCTGCTTTTGTAGCATTGTCTGCATCTGAGTAAGTTCACGTGCCTGAACAGCATAACCTGGCTTATAAAGAATACGATAAAACTGTTTGTCCTCATCGTAGTCATCGTAATAAGGAAACACATTAAAGTCAGTTGTTAATTTGCCATTGGCTGTATTTGCCATTTGTTATTCTTCCTTTTAAAATTTCAATACTATCTTGTAGTCTTCTGTTTGATCTGCTGCTCTCTCAATAGGAACTATCTGATCTATATAGAGAAGACTGCCTGAATAAAGTCTAAGTTCTTTTTCTGTTATTGACTCAACGAATCTTGCTGCACCACTATTAGCACCCGAAAGAACCGCAGAGGTCACATCACCAAAAGTATCTGTCAACTGTAATATGTTATTGCTCGTATCAAAGTCAACTACAAGCCCCTTAAAAACTGCTGCTGATAATGATTCACCTTGATAAACGTATTCATCTTCATTAAAGTTGATTGATCCAGGGCTTACAGTAAGTCTCAATACTTGAGAGTAAACGGTATTTGATGCAGCGTTTCCTGTTCCAATAACAATAGGACTCTGAATAATTGCGATCTGTCTGTATTCATTATTTATAGATATTTTTCCATCTTCCGAAGACTTAATTCTAGGATTCAAAATCAGATAAGAACCGCCAAGTTCTCTCAGAGCATCCGATCCATGTCCGCCTGGTGGTGGCACTACAATAGAAGCATTTGCTCCTGTACCCGTACCTGTATCTGTGATTGTTACGTTTGCTGTCGTGTATCCAGCACCACGATTTATAAGAGTTATTGCTGATACCGTATTTGATGTTGAGTTGATCTTCGCTCTTGCTGTTGCACCTGTACCATCACCAGTTATTGTCACAGTAATGCTATTTGCATTTGAATATCCAGAACCAACATTATCAACTTTAATGATATCAATTGATCCAGATATTGCTTGATCTTGTACATGCCATTGCAGTGTATTATTGTCAACTGAAAGCGTTCTTACTGGAATATAATCATCTGTCATGAAACGTATTCTCTCTTCGGCTGTGAGAGTGTACATATACTTCCAAATGTATCCGTCTTGTTCTTCTACAGCAGAATCAGTAATTGTTTGTGTTGGCATCACTGTAGAGATAGAACCTATAGCGTTTGACAAACACTTATAGATATTCCAATCTGTAGTCAAGACGTAGAACTGTGAACTATCATATAGAATAGAACCTGTGCGATGATCATACTGGTCATATACTGTATTTTCTTGCCAGTTTATTCTTCGGATACCATGACGAACATCACCGCCTGTGATGAGTTTTGCGGCGATCATTTGATGCCAAACATCATTGAATGAGGAAACTGAAGAATTAGCCTGTGGTGGATCTAAGTCATTATCCCATGCAGCAACTCTACCTATTGTCAAATAGATATTTGGTTGACTTGGATCAGATATAGAAGTTCTGAACTGTTCTGCATTGTATATTTTGAGATTTTCAGAAAAAACCGAAGACATTATTACATTATCCTAATTCTATTTTGATATTTATATGCTAACAAACGAAATGTTGCCACTGCTATTTGCTCTAGTCTGTAGTCTATAAAATGTATTGCCCGTCAGGTTCTTTGGTAGTATCGTTGTAACAGACAAGCTTGTGCTATTCTGAACAGAACCAACATAGAACGTATTTGAGTATCCAGTAATACGAATTGAATCACCTGGATTCATGATGTTAAATGATGTACTTGAACCTGTAAGAACTCTTGTATTTCCAAGTCCGGCATTTGCTGACACTGTGCCTGACATAGTGTTTGCATAGTATATTGTAAAGGCTGCGGAATTGACTGCATTCACAGAGAATATGCCATTTGATAGATTTGCAGTATCACCTGTTTCAATTTCAATATAGACATTTGAAATGCCAGTTACGTCATAATTTGGACTATAAACAAGAACAAGAGTGCCGTTCGCATTTGATGTTGAAGTGTAAGTACCTGAATGTGTCGTATTTGAATACTGCCCATTTGCTGAACTGAAAGATATATTTACCAATGGATCTACAAACAGATACTCACCAAACAGCTTCATGCCTGCAGGATGAATTAATTCTTTTAGAGCTTTTCTATACTTGTTAATAGAATGCCCAGCTTTAACAACATAAGAATAGTTTTGGTAATAGTCTCTATCTTCCAGGAAGTTGTATCCTGACAAGTGCCCATCATCGTTCAGATATCTACCAGGATATGTAAATGAACCTGTAACGATAGATGCATTTGCTTTTGCTGTGCCATCACCTATGCTTGACAGATTGAGCTTCGTATCTACATCATAGTTAGTACCACGTGANATAATTGCCAATCTNATAATACCACCAAGAGAACTTGTACCAGCTTGAATCTCTTCACCATCACCTAGAACAGCACTTACTATGATGTTTGCACCATTACCAGATCCGCTTACAACATTAGCTGTTGGTAAATGTGTCTGTGAATAACCAGAACCACCAATAATTTGCCCTGCAACAGGAATAAACTGAACTGCTGTGATCTTGCCATTACCGTCTACAGACTTGACGTTAGCCGCCGCACCTGTGCCATAACCACCAATGACGTTTGTGATAGTGATTGTATCGCCGTTTGCGTAGTTCAAACCACCACTAACAATGTCCATTCTACCTAGAATACCGAGACTTCTCACAACTGTATTTGATACTGCTGTGATAGTAGGCAATGCTGAATATCCAGAACCTTGAAACGATACTGTTGCTGCAACTATTGGACCAGTGTTACTATATGTAAAATATGATGTTGCATTAGCAAGTGTAGTGTTAGCATTTGATGAACTAAGATTTGAGTAAATTGCATTACCTATAGTGGTATTTGCTTCAAGCGCAATTGTAGAGATAGGCACTGAATATGAGTTAGGATGAACTGAGTTATCTTTCAATACACTATTAACAAAACCGCCTGCACCAACACCACCACCGCCAGTGATCAGCATGTTGTCACTTACTTTGAAACCAGCACCGCCTTTGATAACACCAAGAGTTACAATGTTACCAGATGTTACTGATGAAACAACAATATTTCCACCTGTACCTGTCAGTGTCTCAATAGTTACAACATCACCAACAGTATACCCTGTACCAGGCGTTGTTACTTCTACAGTATTGATAAATCCTTTGAATAAATTTGCAGTCAGACTTCTTGTTGTACCGTTGTCATCATATAGAGTAAATATGGTTTCACCAGCACTAAACGTCTTATACTGATTAGAAATCTTCAGTTCATAGATGAGAATGTCACCTTCATAGTATATGTCTGCGCGTTCAACGATAGCATATGCACCTGTTGTATTACCAGTAATTTTAGTATTTTGGAAATTGCGTAGAACGTTAAAATCTGTATTAGCAATACCATTAACTTTAACATCTTCAATCTTTACTGACTTTTCAACAAACCATTTACCATCAGATGCGCGAAGAACATCTCTTTTAGGATAATAGAATTCAGTCTTATCTTCACCAAGTAGTATTCTTAATAGAAAAGCAATAGATTTCTCGGTGCCTCTTGCCTTATAGAAGTCTTGAATGTGCTTGAGAACCATTGCCTTGTCAGCAATGATTTCACGAGGAATTTGATTGATATATGTTCTATAGAAATATTCAGCAAACTCATCAACTGTGGTATCAATATCAGCATATAGTGGTAGATTTTTAGCACGCTCTACAGTCTTACCACTTTGTTCCATGTACTCATAATAAGCCTCAACGAAACGAATAAAGTTCTGGTGATCGTTTCTAACGAAAAACGGAACTTGTGATGATATCAG